CAGCATCAGTCCCGCCCCCGCCGCCAGCACGAAGGGGGGGGGTCAGCCGCCCGACGGCCAGAATCCAGCCCCAGACAGGCAGGATTCCACGATGCGGAACTGTAATTGATACAGTGTTCATTATGTTAATAGGATTGCCACTTACGCACAGGTTATACATGGATTGTGTGTCTGTTTGGTACTTATGCACAGGTTATTGTGACTAAGTGGACAATTTGGGTGTGGACAAGTCCTCTAGCACCTCGACGTGGCGCAGCGCGTCCATGCGCATACCTTGGATGTTGATGCTGACCTGCTGACCCTTCTGCTGCGCGTAAGCAGGTGCATTCCACCTCTCAGCAGTCCAGTGGCGCGTTTGGATGCGTAGTTTGGCTAGGTTGACCTCCTCGATGGACGCTGAGTCCGCGATGTCCAGCGCATCGGACACCATCAGATCAGCCGCCCTCACACGCGCACGCGAGACCAATTCTACGTTCTCTGGCTTGCTTAACCACACATTCATAGCCGTCCGACCCACGCCTAACGCCATACATACCCGCGTAATCGACTTGCCCTCCTCCAGCATCACGATGATCTGTTCCTGCGGAATTTGATCCAATTTAATCAAGTCCTCCTTACGTTTCGGTCTACCAGCCATTTCTAAGCCCTTTCTAAGCGTTTTAGTCTATCCAAGCACCCAACCTATCACCGTACCCATTTTCTCGTCAAATTGAGGCATTCCTGCCAGCCTCAGCCAGTTCCGTGTTGAACTTCTTTGGCAGCGTTGACGATTTGCTGAAGTCCAAGTCACTCTCCATGTCATCGAACCCGCTGTCACCGCCCACCTTCACCATCGTGGCTCCAGCATCCAACTGCTTAATTTTGATGACCTCTCGCATAACCGCACCGGCCATCATCGTCTCGATCTCTTCCATGTTCCAGATGTGCCGTCCTTGCACCTCGGGTCGGAACTGCTGGTATAGCAACGCATCAGCCTTCGTTTTGACAATGACCATCACCGAACCGTCGGCCATCTCATGCTCAATCGCCGCAATGTCAGGCATCGGGTTGATCCCGTTCGCAACCGCGTACCGCTCCAAAGCGTCGTAACCCGCAATCATTCCCTTGACTGCCTTCTCCAACCTTTCCTCGTCCCGATTCTCTTGAGCCAACCAGACCCGTTCCATCTGATTCCAGAACTTAGTCCTGAGTTCGGCATCCACCAAGTTAATCAAACGATCAGTACCCCACACCGCAGTGTGGTCTTTGTTCCGATTGCTAATCGACAACAGCAACGAGTTCAACTTAACCTTGAACGGGTCTGCTGGAAAACTCGGCTGATCAATCTTTGCCTCGACTCCACGTTTCTTTGTAACCATTTCAAACCTTTCTAATTTCTTACGGGTTCTTCCATATCGTCCTACAAATGGTGCGGCATCCCTAAAGGGATTTGCCCGCATTTGTAGGACGATTTATCCTACAAATGGACTCCATTTGTCTACCATTTGTCTACCATTTGTAGGACAGATTGCTTCTTTTCTGCTTAAATAACAAGCAGTTTTCTCATTTCTGATCTTCCATTTGCGTACCATTTGTAGGATTTTCTGCATCAAAACTGCTCTTTTGGCTCATCTTTGAACACAACCCAAACGTAATCCTTGAAGATTTCCACTCCATTTGCGTACAGAAATTCGCGTTTATGGCGGCTAAATTCGTTCGATATTTGCTTGGGTGTCTTACCGTGACCCCACACTTGGGTAAACTTTTCAAGCCAATAATCAATCTTCACGGCCTTGTTTCTCTTGCCATCCAAGTCCCTCATCTCACCAAATTCCTTGATCGCCTTGTGCAAAGAGTCAAGACAGATTTGCTGGTTCTTACCAACACCTGACCTGCTTGGCGGCTTTTTCTCCTTCTTTTCCGTGTCCGCCATGACCCTCGTTGCCTCATCCGAAGGGTTAACGGCAAGGCTGATGACGGGTTCCAAGCCCAAACTGGACGCTGATAACTGCACCTCGACCATCTCGAATCCGATCTTGATGTTGTCCGCGCCGTCCTTTTGCTTGCTGATAGTTAGCAGTCCCGAACCCGCAATCCCGTCACGCCGGCCACCTTCCATCTTCAGCAGTTCCAATTGCGTGTCCACGGCTCCGAGTAGCGATGAGTGGCCGCGCAGCCCTCTGGTGGCATCCTTCCCACTGTGGTGCAAGATCATGATGGTGCAGTCCAGCATCCTCTGTACCCGTCCAATATTGGTGATGAACGCGCCCATGTCTTGTGAGTCGTTCTCGTTGCCGCCGAAGGCTCGTGCCAAGGTATCTATTTGCAGCAGGCTGAACTCCACGCCCGTCTCGTTGATGAGTTGCTGGATGGACAGCATCAGGAGGTTGAAGTCCTCCTCACTCGATCTCAGGTTGAGTTGGTGTCTGATGACGTAGATTTCCGCGCCCTGCTGGGTGTTGTTGTGTATCTTGCAAGCCCTGATCCTTGCCCCAATACCGCCATGTCCCTCTCCGCATATATATAGGACTGCGCCTGGAGTCTTGATCTCGTTACCCATCCACGTCCTGCCCGTCGCCACCGCCTCTGCAATGTCCAAGGCAATGAAGGACTTGTATGAGCCTGGCGGTCCGTACAGGGCGACAAACGACTTCTTGGGTATGACCTTCTCGATCAGCCATTCCACTGGCTCGTCCTGAATCGTGTCCCATGACTCGATGTTCAAGAACAAAGGCTTGGCCTTGGTTGACTCCTCGTGCATAGGCGCGTTGGAGTCGTAGTCATCCTGTGATGTATTTTCGCTGTGCGAGTCGTACTGTTCGCTGTTCGTTGCGGTATCCGTTTCCGTGATGGCTGGGAGTTTCTTTGCAAGGTCTGCGAGTTCAGCCCTCGTGCCTCCCATCTTCACCCACTCGAAGGCATCATCGCCAGGGAACGGAAGGTCCAAGTCCAAGTACCTGATGGACTTGGCCACCGGCAATAGGTTCTTGATTACCTTCTTGGCGTACTCCTGTCCCGCCTTGTCGTTGTCTGGCACGACCACCACGTTTGCCCCTGCGAAGTACTGCGTAATCTCAGCAGGCCAATGCCCAGCCCCAGCGTGTGACGTTGTGGCTATGGCTCCGATGGACACCAGCGCATCCGCTGCCTTCTCACCCTCCACTAAGTAGATAGCTCTGCCTGCCGTCTTTGCGTCCAGTAGTTCGGGGAATCGGTACGGCACGATGCGGACATCTCCAAGGCGCGAGTGCCTTCTGCCGAGTGCGTCAACCCTGACCAGCCTGTAGTCCTTGCCCTTCTCCGTGTTCGTCTTGAACCTCTGCTTGATGAACAGGGTGTTCCTGTCCTCGTCCATGTACTCCCACTCCTGCTCCAACGTCATGGGCTGCGGAGCGAGCGTGGCCAGGCTGCTGAATATCTCCTCGCGTTTAGGTAGTTCCGGCAAAAGACCCCTGTCCTTGATCGCGTTGAACACGTCCTGCTGGTCGCACCCGCCGTGGCAGTGGAACAGGTACTTCCCGTCCTGGGACTCTGTGATCGATAGGCTTGGGTTCTTGTCCCCGTTGCCCTTACCGTGCGATTGGACTGGGCAAGATGCCAGCCACGATCCGTTTGCTTGCTTTGCGTTGCCTAGTGCCTGCGCTATTTGTTCGGCTTGCATAGTTGTTCTTTCTTGTGTAGTGTTTCTAAATCTACAAGCGTCAATCCATAATTGTTTATTTTTGGAAGTTGGTTTGTATTAATGATTTTTATCAACTTGTTATTCTTAAATTGAGAGTAATCAACGTGGTGATGCCACCTATTAAATTTAAATACAACCTTAGAGACATCAGGGTGCATATCAACTAACATTTGACTCTTTGGTAAAGTCCCTTCTGAATCGTAAAAATCAGCACTGTTACCACCACGCATTCTTTGTGTGGTTATTTTTCCGCAAAGAAAAGCATTAAATTGGATTGTGCAAAGTCCATCTTTTAAAACCCTAAGACTAAGATCGGTATCCTCGTTGTAACGTCCACGCCAACGGTAACCGGAAGCGTTTTCAATCAGAAGACAAGAATAGATTCTGGTGTTTAAGATATAAGGTGGAACTGGGTCAGTCTTTTTACAAAAAGAGTAGTAGTTCAAGCCAGAAACTGGGACATTGGAATACCTACAAACAAAGTCCTCCGCGGCTTTTAGAGTGGCTCCAGTTCTTACTTCAAATTTTTCATTTTTGTTGAGGTAGTGAAAGGCATCGATGTTGTCATCCATGACCCAATGACGAGCAAAACCAAGCCATATAGAGTGATCTATGCAAAAGTTGCGAGCAGGGCCAGGCCCCGTGCTTTTCCCAAACCCAAGTTCATCGCAAAGTTCGTACTCAGCCTTGTATATTGGTGGAAGGATTAGCAACTCTCCGTAACAACGCCCACCACGATACAAATCAACCTCATCCTCCTCAACCACAATAAAATGTGGAACACCCATCTCATACAAAGCACGAGTCGTTAATCCATTGTCATAGCGTCCTTTAGACACGATGTAAACAGGGAAATTAGGTAGCATCGACATATACTTTTTTCGATAGTCCCCAATGGGACTTAAATGGATGCCAAATGCTCTTGGTCTTAACGGTAAGTTTTTGGTTAATCAATTCTCCAAAATCTTTGTAATCTTGCTCTGTTTCAAATCGAACCATTAACTCTTTGTACGGTTCTTTTTTATCTTGAGTGAACTCAGGCATTCCTACCCACTCAGGATGTTTATCAAATAAATCGTTGCTGCTTGTCATTATTTTTCTATCTTTATTTTTAGGGGAAAAAAAAGCCGAGGCTGTTACACCTCGGCGTTCGGGACTACAGATTAAAACATCTCGTCTTCGTCTTCCACTACAGCCGCCTTCGCCGGTGCTTGACGCACTGGCTGCGGTGCTTGCTCAACAGGAGCCGCCACAGCATCCATTCCTTCAGGACGCGCTACCCAGTTCACTAACTCAAAGTTGGGGATACGAGTCGTACCCTTGCCGATCTTTTCCAACTTAGAACCCTTGTACTCAACCACGGGCAACTTGCCAGGGTTTGCAGCGCGTTGCGCGTCGCAGGTCTTGTACAACTGCTCCAAGCCCATGTTGGGTCCGACTCCGTTGCTAGACCACTCGGCTGCGCCGATCTCTTTGTTGTACAGCGTGACCATAAACCCGCGCTTGTGTTCAGGCGTTGGCTGCGGACCCTTCTTGCCGAGAGACACGTCAGGGTTCCACTCACGCTGACCAACGGCCAGCAAGAGCCAGCCTGTCTGCACGTTGTCGATGTCGAAGACCACCTTCTTGAGTTGGATTTCCTCGTTGTTTGAGTTTGTCCAAGCGTTGGCTTGGGGTGAGAAACGGATGTAGTTACCAGAGCCGCCGGAGGATGAGAGATTTAGCATTTAGCGTTTTGCTTTCAAGGTTATGTGACTAAGTAGTCACGGGGAGGTGATTATTGTCCAAGTCCAACCGCTTTGGCAAGCGTTAATCCTGAACTTTCTTTTTTCGTAATATCCTCAAGGACGTGTTTCTTTTCCTTACCCAAGAGTTTCTCTGCCACCGCAGGGGAAATGATCTCGGTAAGCATGAGTTTGCTGTGTTCGATACCCGCAGCCTCAAGCGCAGCAACGGCTGCCGCCTCATCTATCCACTTGCGCGTTGCGCGTTTGGGTGACAGTTGCCAGCCTGACAGGACACCGCCATCTTCCAAGACCTTGGTGGCGTGTTTGCGCAACGCCGCGATAAAGTCCTCGACCATCTCAGACCGAGCCAACAGGTCGCTGACCACTTCAGGCGCAAGGGTCTTGACATCCAACTTGACGGGTATCAGTTCCAACGCCTTAGTCTGCGCGGGACAGATCACCTTGGCAGGGCAGTAACGGCACGCGTTAGTAGATGGCTTTGGCTGGGCGTCCCTGTTAGCAGACTCAGCGATGGCAGGCAGCAGCACGTCAGCCTTCCAACTGTTTAACTCTTCCACCGTCATGGTGTGTGTACGTGTATCTCCTGAGTGGGGCTGGATGATGGACAGCCTGACAGTCTCGACGGGTTTCTTGATCTTGGCCAGCGTACCCAGCGCGTAAATCTTCATCTGACTGCTGTCTGCGTCCACGTAAACGCGACCCGTCTTTAGGTCTGCGATCTCAAGGATGCCGTTACCGAACCCGATCACGTCAGCAGTCCCGCCCAACTTCACAGCGGGAGTATCAAAGACCGTCACGTACTGCTCAACCTTTACAGCCCCAAGTTCAGATTTGAGATTTGTAATGTGGTCAATGTGAGCCTGGGCAAACTCGATGTTCTCCTGAGTCATCGTGATGCCCTCGACTTGTTTGCCAAGGTAGGCATCAGCCTTCTCACCCGTGCCAAAGCACTTCTCGGCCAAAGCATGGATGGCAGTACCGATCTGCGCTGCCTCACCTGATGGTTCAAAGGGAACGCCTTCAGAGAGTCGTGCAGACGCTGGGCAGGCGATCCAACGTGAGGATGCACTTGCACGTAAAGTTATTTTGTTCGCCATTGTTTTCTTTCGTTGTCCGTGTCATGGATAAGGATTTGGTAAGCCAACTTGCGCACCTCGGTGCTGACAGCGTGTCCCAAGTCTTCGGGGTCAAGCATCCGTTTCAGCAGCACGGTCTTCTGACCCGACTGGTGACGTTCTGTCTCCAATTGAGTGCCTAAGTAGATGATGTGGTCAC